TTTGACGCAGCCCTGTATGACAATGATGATGATGCAAAGTTTCTGGTGATCAGGTGGCTGAAGGCTCGTGGTCATGAAATATATGTGAACCCTGATCAGTATGGGATTGATTTGTTGGGCAGTTGGCGTAATCGCAGGTATGCGTGGGAGGTTGAAGTGAAGCACAACTGGCGTGGCTTTGATTTCCCTTTTGATTCTGTGCATTATTCTGTGCGGAAACGCAAGTTCATTGATCCTGATGTGCGCACATATTTTGTGACATTGAACCATGAACGCACACGGCTGCTTGCTGTCAGTGGCAAGGATGTGATGGAGGCAAGGATTATTCAGAAGTCCACTATTTATACGCAAGATGAATGGTTTATGGAAATCCCAATTCGTAGGGCTATATTCATTGACCTGAACAAGGAGGGGTTGTGACACCAATGCAGATTGAGGGAATGGTGGACAGGATTTGTGGATTATTCCCAACAACACAGATTGGGCGTAACACGGTAAAGAACGCTTGGTCAGTTGAGGGGCTTAGGGGGCTTCCTGAGGCGTGTGGTGGGGTTCTAGTGGGGTTGGATGGGGTTGTTTTGTCTCCTGCTGTTGCATGATCTGTGGGCTGCTGCTAGTGGGCTGTGGGGGTCGGCTGGTATCAGGTGGTCGGCTGTGAATGGGTCGTTGGGGCGTTTGCCTTGTCCACATATCCAACAGGCTATGGCGGTGTCTCGTATCTGTTTGGCTCGTTTGCGGTAGTCGCCTTTGTAGTGTGGGCGTTCTGGTTTGGGGTGCTGCCTGTTCCATGCTGCTTGGCAGGTGTCGCAGCGTGACTGGTTTGTGTGCAGGGTGCGGCAGGTTAGGCAGGGTTTTTGTATTGGCATTTCATTTGACACAGTAAATGGTTTTGCATGGTGGAAACCATGAGTCTTGCCATTCGTTGTATGTCTCATCAAACTTGGCGTAGGTCACTTTGCTGTATTCGGTGTTCAGTTTGTTTATGACTTGTTTGAATCGTGGTATTGATGGATCAACATCAAATGACCATTCGAATACAAGGTTGCCTATCTTTGTGTAGTCCAGTCTTTCAAGTATTGGGAACTCTGATCCTTCTATATCCATTTTGATATGTGCACCTGTGTATAGGCAGTCTTTGAAGTTGAGGGTTTTCACTTTGATTGTTTTCCCTCCACGCCATTGTTTAACAAGACTGTTACGCCAGTAGTTCTTTCTTGCGCTGTTCACATAGAAGGCGGCACTGTTGTTTGTGGTTGTGGTTACGGCAGCGTTGATTACTTCTGCTTCTAGTCCGTTGATCTTTAGGTTGTCTTTGGTCATGCGCCATGAAACAGGATCGGGTTCGTATGCTGTTACTTTGCATCCTTTGGAGGCTGCTAGAACTGTGAACGCACCAATGTTTGCGCCGAGATCAATCCAACTGTCACCGCTGTTGAGGCTGATGCCTTGCTTCTCGTAAGAGTGTTTGCCAACAACTTCGTTAATGGATTTGATATCTGATGAGTCTGGTCTGATGAGCCAGTCAAGCCCACCTACATCTACTTTGTTTAGTTGTAGGGTCATAAGGGTTGTGTTGAGTGCATAGCGTTTTTTGCTGTTTTTTCCAGTTCCATATCTGCTGCTACACAGTCGCATCCTTTTCTTTTTGCGTAATAGACGATTGTGCAACGGTAGGCATCTTTCTTTTCTGCGACCATTGGTGTTACGCCATGCCAAGTTCCTTGACCGTCAAACAGGATCAACGAATTGTTTGGTACACCCAATAGCAAATCATATTCTGGTAGGTGCAGGTTGCCGCCAGCCATATGTTTCCGTGAGCAAACCATTGCTGACCATGAACCGATGATGTTTCCGCTATCACGATGGTATGGCAATGCTGCTGAGTAGTTGATGACCCCTGATGTGAAAGGTTGTTCAGCAATCAACCAATCTGGATGTATTTGTTTATTGACCAAGTTTTTGTGATCTGTAGCACGGTGCGAGTCAATGTTGTTTAGTTCATTGAAACTTTCAACAGCGATGGTATCTAAGAGTCTTTTCAGTTGTGGTTGATCTCTGTCTAAGGCTGCTCTTTTACAGCCGAACCGTTGTCTGAGCCTGTTTGGTTCAAGTGTGCCGAACACTTTGTTTGCGCTGGCAATACCACTCATTCTTGCTGGTCTGCCTTTGTCTATAGCCCATCGAATGTCGTGCCGCAATATGCGTGTAATTTGTTTCATTACATCTTGTGCATCATCGCCTAATTGTATTTGTGCTGCGATAACTGTTTGATGATCTTTGTCAATGAGTACACAACTTTCATTTACTGGTGAAGTTAGAAGTGGTGCTTGCTGATGTTTGTGTTCTGGTTTCCACTCTTTCGCTGATCTTTCAAATACCAGCATGGCTATCCTCAACAAGTTGCCAGATAATCAAAGACCAGTTATCAATCTTCATGGCTGTTTGAAGTTCAGTCAATCGTTGCTTGATTGTTTCAATCTGTTCCATTGAATATGGGAGGCTCAAGTTTCTTGAGTCTTTATTACCGTATTCTTCTATGGTTTGTTGTATTCCGATACCTTCCGTAACGAAACCAGCAGAACCTTCTAACTTGTAAACCAAATCGTCAAGATCATCACCTTCATACAAAGTTCCAAACAATTCATCACCAGTAGAAGCGATTTCTTTCAACAGTTCCATAAGTTCTTGATCATCGTAAGTTGCCAAATCTGATGAACGGTTGTCTGCAAGTAAAATGCGTAAAGCCTGCTCGCCATCACAATCAATGGAACTGGCAATGATTTCTTTCCAACCTAAAGCCTTCGCCGCTTTCCAAGTGTGATTCCCTGCCAATATATGACCAGTAGATTTTTGGTAGGTGATTGGGCGGTATTGTCCGTGCGCTTTCAATGATTCGCTTATCGCACCGATATCTCCTTGTCGCACATTTCGAGGGTGTGCAGACACTTCATCAATGTTGATTGTTTTTGTTTCAATTTTCATGCTGTCTCCTTAATGGTGTATTTGGCGTGACTCATTGTGATTAGTTTTCCGTCTGGCTGTATCGCTACCCATGATGGGCTGTCTGGATCACATAAACATCCACGCACATATATAGGGTCACGAGATACGAGTGCTTCGCATTTGTGGCACAGTATTTGAATCATTTAGATTCCGCACATTCCTTCACACTCTTGGTTAAAAGGCTCATCATCGTCAAATAATCCATATTGACCTTTTTCTTTCGCTGTACGCAAATCAACTTTGTCCAATGGAACTGCTGATTTGTGCAAATATGGAATTGAGTGAAAGCGAACACTTTTGGTCAGTTGGTCACGAATGGCATAGTCAAAGTCAACGGCATCATTCCATTCTTCGGGCATGGTGTCTCTCAGTAAACGCCACTCATAATCAGATTTGAATGGGCATCCAATGCAAGCAGATCGTGGTGGCAAATCCAGTTCATGTTCTGCGCACCAGTCCAAGCACATCTGGCGTGTAATCTTTTTATCAACAAGAGGATATTCATTGCGCAACCAACTGAAGGCAGCGTCTCTCATGCGCTGAGTTTCATCCCAACTAATACCGATAATGGTTGTCGCAAGATGTTCTTTTGATCTGCCACCTTTGGGAAGTCCAACAAGTTGCCTTTGTAGTTTCAACAGTGGTTGAATCTTGTATTCATTCGTGCATTGCCTGCGCACCATTCCTTTTGTGCCATCTTCTTTCATCATGTAGAGAGGCATTGATGCGAATCGTTTGGTTGGATTCAAAGCGTCTTCCCGAATGTTTCCTACAGATACTTTATGAAACTTGATTTCATGCTTTTCCATTAGCGTTTCAAGTTTTGTCAAGTGTGCGTAAACGGGTTTCGGTTCCCAACCTGTATCAGCAAATATCACATGGTCTGCTGGCTCAATTTCTCCAGCGATCATCATGTGTAAAAGTGTTGTGGATTGAACTCCAGCACCAAGCGACAAGATGCGCAAAGGTTTCGTCACAATTCTTGACCTTGTGACATTGCTACTTGAATCCTGCTAACCATTTGACGCAGTAAAGAAAGTTCTTCCATCAAGAGTGCGTGCGCAACACGCAACTCATCCCGTTCATCACGCACACGATCTAACGCCACCTGCATATCGTCTGTGCGTGCCTGCCAATGCTGTATCTCAGCCTGCTGTGATTCGCTCATTTCTTTCTCCGTTTCTGTATCTCGTTCTCTAATGCTTCCACAGTTTGGATCAACAAATCTGCTTCCATTTGCCCCACACTAAGCCTGCGAAGGAACGCCACTGCTGCTTCCAAATCTCTGATAGTCATGTTCTTTCTCCATCTGTAGTACCAATGCCATCATTGCAGATGGGCTGTCTCAATAGCCGAGGAGGGTTAAGCGAGACTGCGCTGCTTGCCATTGGTGCGCCTGTAACTATATCTGGCGGTTGTTGTTTCTCTGCCTCAGAATATAGTTTTGTCGGTCTTGGTGTTCTTTCATCATTTGGCGATGCTGTTCAGCCTTCTTGAAATGGTTTACAAACATGGCTGTAATGATGCCTAACGCTGCGATGAACAGGATCATCATTGTTATTCCTTCTTGTAGGGCTTCTGTTTCGGTCATTTGATTTCTCCGATCTGGTCAATGTTGTATCCAACTTGTTCTACTTTGCAGAGATGTACCCTTGATTCATTCAGTGTCATTGTTGATTTGATGAACTCTTGTGCGCCGTACTTTATGTCCTCTCCCTGTGCAGCAAGGTTCAGCAGGTTGATGAGCCAGTCAAGCGCACCCATTTCATCCATGCCTTCTTCTGCTTGATCACCTGCCCAATCGTGCATTGCTACCACCATGTTGATTTCAAACAGGGCTGTGCTGCCTGTGGTGATTAGTTCGATGTGATCTAGTGTGTGCTTGGTAATTTTCATTTTTCCCTCTATGTTGAATTAGGTCTGGCTCTTCAGATCGTGGGCGACCATCCCACAATGACTGGCTTGCGCCAGTTTCGCCTTAGCAAACCTCATCTAGAAGTTCACAAAGATTGTAAAGCCATTCCGAGGTTGTATCTGTTGTCTTGTTTGAACGAGCAATTTCTTCAAGAATGTTCTTTGCATCTTTGATCTTGGATGCCAATTCATTTGACATGATCAATCTTTTTGTGGGGATGAAGTCCAGTGTAACTATTTCAGCAGGCTTACCGATCAAACATGGTGTGCAAACCATATCTCCCATATCAGTCATTGTTGCTTCTGAATATTGTACTTCGATTCCGCAATAATCGCAATTCATAATTCCCTCCTCAGGGTTTTGTTTGATGGTTTCCATTATTTTCCCTCCGTTGCGAATACTGATGGAGCCATTGAATATGTGCCAAGTGGGTAGCAATACTCGCTACCGTTTGACCAAACACGAACTTTAACCTTCTTCAGTTGGTCGTGATACTTCAGCGTTACGGTTTTTTCTGTGCGCTTGACAACAGTAAAGCGGAAAACGCAATCGTAATCACATGCTGAACGGCTGCTCAACTCTTGACCTTCTTGAAACTTAACTACTGCTTCCATAATTTCCCTCCTCAGGGTTTTGCTTCGGTGTTGTTACCTTGTCCTGTGTTCCGATTGAACGGCACGCCTGAAGCGCACAGGGAACTACTATGCGAAAACTGCTGCTAAAAACTTTTCTTCATCGAAACGATCGTTTTCTTGGGTGTACAGGTGCGTTATTTGGATGATGAGTTGCTCAATCAAAATGATTTCCTGTTTGGACTCTGCTTGCTGATAAGTGTTTCGCAAAACTTCTGCCATTGCTTTGTAATCTTTGCGTGTCATGATCCCTCCTCAGGGTTTGTATCAGCCGTTTGGCTGATGAATTAAGTATGACCGAACCGCCAGCAGAAACCAAATCATTGAACCCTGTGGAATCCTTGCTGGCATAGGGTTCAAGGAATATTTAGAAAAAAGTTACCCATATCACCACAAGATTTACCTTTTCTAAGCCGTTAGGGAGGCTCTCAGCAGCCTTTCCAAGCCCATGCAGCCCAACCACAGCCGCCAAGCCCACGATTGTATTTCACAATGGCGGCAGCCGAATCAATGTTGGTTTGCGGATCAAACAAATCTGCTGGCACAAGTTCACGCTGCAAAACTGTTTGTAGAAAACCATTTGGATACGCAGTTGTTTTCGACAACCAAAAAAGATTTATCTGAAACAAACCCAACGAACCTTTAACACCATCAATCGTCACAGGGTCTTTGCTGTTATGTGCCAACGGATTACAGCGTGATTCACGATGAATAATAAAATCTGCCATCCAAATATCTTTTTCAGACCAGCCACTATCACGCATCATCTGCCAATGCTGACCACACAAAGCCCACGCAGCAACATTGAACTGAGGCGACTTCACCCGATCAGCAACAACCGTTCTATCAAACGATTTATCTGAACCAGTTGGTGCGCTGACAGCGTTCGCCACACCAGCAACACCAACCAAACTTGCCACAACCAATACAACTATCTTTCGCATAACATTCATTCCATTCACCTTGTTCTCCTTCTGAACTTGGATATATGTGTAGAAACCTTTTTGTTTTCTTATTTGCTTCAAAAGCATCGTGGCGCATCATTAGCGCACATCATTCGCCTCACTGCGGCGTGTTCAATCATCCTACCATCTTGAACAGTTGAACTTCTATATGAGCATATAAATATATTTTGTTCATATCAGCAAACCTAGAGTTGTAATGATCCCCCTATCGGTATGCCACACTCCGATTCCCTATTTCTGTAATCATTCGCCCCACCATCTTGCGTAATTCATTTCGTGTTGCATGAAAAAGCGCATGGTGATCTAACTCGTTACCGAGAGTCATCCAACCACCTTGCGACAGGCTTAGGTCTATGGTTCTTGCCGATTGTGACTGTCATTCAACTAGAACATTTGCACCTAATCACACCTTCTACCATTTTATTTGTGAAATCATTTAGGTACGGAACACCGCTGATCCAGCATGTGCCGTTACAGTCAGCGCACACTTCTTTCGCTTTGCCGTCATCCATCAAAGATCGAAACATTCTTTTCAACTCAGGTAACGAAGGAACAGTGCCGTGACGCTCAACCAGTGCCATAACTGCACGCCCCTGTTTCACATCAACTGCGAGCAACAGCGCATCTTCTTTCCACAAGTTTTTCATACCGTTCTTCGGAACAGGAACAGTAGGGAACATGGCGCAAATTCTGTCAATCATCGCTTCAATCTGTGTTGGGGTCACACAAACTCCTCCTTCAAGGGTTTGAATATCCCTAAAGAGACAGGGATTGCTACAAAGCGTTCACCTGAACTGTAAACCGTATTCTTTTCAACGATTGGTGCGTCACAGAAATCTTTACCAGATACCAAAACGGCGTGCGTTCGTTCATTGTTTACCATCACAAACCAAGTAAACAAATCTGGTTGCGCAAACTTCTGCTTACGGGCAGAGAAATGAATTGTGTCAAACGGAAACCGCTCACCTTTCCAGTTATGTTTTACCTCAACTTCAAACTCGTAACTGTTGCCTTGCCGCACCGCTTGAACATCAATACCGAACTGATCTGGATTCACCCACGCCATAAAGCCACGAGATTCCAGCCACTCAATGACCTGATGTTTGGCGTTGTCGTCATCCTCATAATGTTTCTGATCAAATACTTTGCTCATAGCAGCGCACACAATTCTGCGAACTCATCCAATGTCATCAACACGATCCCATCAGAAGTACCATCAGGCATCGCAATCATGGCGAACGGTCTGATATCGCCTAACGCTTTCGCTTCATCTGATTGTGCTTTGGCTTGATGGAAGCGTGTAGCAATCGGACTCACTTGTGCGCCTGCTTTGACTTCAACACGGAACATACCGCCCCAATGTTCTTCGTGGCGTGTACCTGCGTTACCTGTAGCCGCTAAACCAAGTTTCCTGCGTGCAATACGAGCCTTGTTGTCGCCTTTGGTGCGGTTTCGTTTGCCTCTAGCAGCAGGATCGTTGCAGCCTTTTATGCGGCGTAAACCATCACGGGCTGGCTTCAACAGCAAACCATATTTGGGGCATCCCTCAGCGTTGCATTTATCTTGATTGCCTTGACACTCACCTTTGCGCTCATCCATTAGCGGCCTCCAAAGCAAACCAGTCAAGCCACACTTCTGATGGGTGCAAACCCAACTTCACCGCATACCTATCCGCAGCCCACTGCGAAATCATAATGTCATTCTGACACCACTTATACACAGTAGAACGCTTAGTATCTAACGCCTCCGCCATCGTCACAATGCTTGTGTTTGTACCAAACTTCTTAACCAGTTCTTTCGCAGGGAAACTGCGCACATCATATTTTCTCGGCATCAGCCCTCTTTTGAAGTTCACGAATGTTGTTGAACAAGGTTTCAATCTGTTCATCTAGTTGATCTATTTCTGTTTGTAGGCGTGCCAAAAGAAAATCAAGTGCGCTGTTAGCAACATCTGTTCTCTCTAACTTTATTTCTTTACTCATCATCCTCAACTCCTTTATCTCCGCACACTGGCGGCTCAGGTATCGGTTTCTTACATACACAACGGTATGAACGAACCCCAATCAAAATCATTTTTTCTTCCTTTTCTTATCACGCAATAAACGGCGTTCAGTTGGTGTGTAGCCACCAAAGATTCCCCACCGATCATCATGTTCTTCTAAATTGATAACCAGATTCAAACACTGTGTCTGAACGGTGCAGATTGCGCAAATCGTTTTTGCTACATCCCAACGATCATCAGTCATGGTGTGATGGGGAAAGAACACCGCCATTGGTTGACCCAAACAGGCGGCATCCTCTCTCCAGTCATACCGTTTCGGCATCAGCGCAGTTCCATCAAATGCTTAATCAGCCCTGATGCTTCTTTACTAGACAGTTCATTCAAAGACTGTTTGCTATACAACTTGTTAATGATTGGTGTGATATCGCCATTGGCTTTTTCTTTCGCCAACTTACTAATCAAACCTTTCTGCTTATCGCTCACAATGCCGCCAGTAGAAGCAGGCTTTGTGATCGGCGTGATGTTTTCGACCACCGTGAAACCAAACACTTCAGCGATCTCCTCTGCTGATGGGTTCAGATCATCTATGTAATCTTTTACCACTTGAGGCGATGGAACACCCTTTGCAGGATGATTTCCGACATACGGTTTTGCTTCAGCAGCACGCTTCGCTTGTGTGTCAGCCAAACTTGTGATCGTTGTTTTGTCTGACCAATCCTGTTTAGACCAAAGGCTAAGCGAAATCCCGAACCGCATCGCAGCGTTGCGCAAGAAATCGCCCACCAGTTCTTTATCCATATCAGGTTTATCGGAACGAACCGAACCAACACCAAGCAACGATTTACCTAGCAGAGTGAGAGTAGCCCACATAGTTGCCGTACCGTTTTCAATGTTGATTGCTGGTCTGCCATTTTCCCAAGCGACAGGCTGCCAGTTCCATGATGGATCAATCTCAATCAGAATCCGTGTTATGTCAGCGTGCGAAACATACGCAAGGTTGATTCCGTTGCGTGGAATCGTGCCAACAATCTTTGGATCAGGTGTTGCGTACTGTTCCAAGACAGCACGCAGCAGTTGTGTGTTTAGTTCCTCACTCATTTTGTTTCTCCTTTAGGTTTGTGTGTACGCATAACCCTGTATGGGCTACCTTGCTTCTGGTATTCGTTCATCAACTCTGGATGCTCTGCCTTCAATCGCACAGTGTCCAAAGAACTTTTGCCTGCCTGTTGCTTCCAAGAAACAACCTGCTTGCCATTCAGTAAACCGATCTCGTTGCCTAACAACATTTGCGCAAGCGCATCTTTTGCTTTGGCTTCCAAGTCTGACGCTTGTTTCGATAACGCTCTTGCTTCTTCTAATTGTGCAACCCAATCCAACACAGTCGCATCAAGTTCAACGCTAGTTGGCTCTACACGCCAGATGCGTGCAATGTCATCAGCCGTAAAATCGTTGATTTCATCCATTGGTGGCTCATTCGCATCAACCCACTGACCAAAAATGTTTGCTTCAGTAATCAGGCTGTCAATCGCAAAAGCATTTTGCGGAAGTTCAACACAACTAATACGCAAGTCACGATCCAACACCACAAACCACACTGGAACATCCAGCACCGCTTGCTGCGCCCAACCCTGCCACAACCATTCAGCAGGCAAATCATTTGAATCATAAATGCTGTAACGGGTTGTTGTTTTGGCTTCCACCACAACACTTGGTTTCTGTTCGTTATCAACACCATCAAGACTGATTGACAAACGCCCGTCACGATAAATCACTTCTGGCGTGATGATCTGTGTGCCTAGATGTTTTGTTGCCGCTTGAATCAACGGTGCTTCTAACAGGTTGCCCCGATCAAACACAGCGTTCGATGGTTGTTCAACTGGTTCGTTAAGTTTGTCGGCGAACAGTTCTGCACGGGTTTTGTATGGGCTTGCCCCCATCAATGTTGGTATGTCTGACGCACCGAAAACGCAATTATTGTTTTCATCTTTCCAGCGTGCCAGCAACCAATCTTTGCTGCCATGTTTCTCTTTAGGTATTACTTTCATTGCTTTCTCCTCTGTTTGTTGTTTGAACTAATCATGACTCAGGGGTGTTGTGGGGTTATTTATCTGCCGCCCTGTCTGATTTGGGGTCACGCACTTCCCATACGCCACGCCCGATCTTGCGAAACACATCAACCCTGTCTCCAATGAACTTGCGTACCGTAGGTGCAGACAACCCTGATATTTCGACCAGCGCAGGTATTGTCACTTCCTCAAATACATTTTTGGAACACCATTCCAGAATGTCACCGTATAAGTCTGCTCTCGTCACGCTGTCAGGTGAGCGGTGCGCTGCCGCTAGCATTTCACCAATTTTCTTTGGTGGAACTTGTTGTCTGATTTGATATGGAATGTGCGCACACCAAAGCGGTCTGCCATGTGTTGCGATTGCTTCAGCAACTTGTTCTACGGCGTTCATCACAGCACCTCCGTTGTGTTGTTCTCAACTAATGCAAACGCTTCATCCGAAATGTCGTAATAAACTTGTCCATCATCTTCCTTAACTTCTATAAAACCTTTTTTGACAAGATCAGACAGATTCCCCTTTTCCTGTTGTGTGAATGGTTCGCCGAGCCATTCGTGCCACGGACAGGTGCTGCCATTATCATTTGCAATAGTGACAATCTTGATCAAAAGATTTCTTGATGCTTCTGTAATTTCCATTACTTTCCCTCCTCAGGGTTCATATGGGGTTTTCCCCATACCTCAATCATGCCAGAACTGGCGGCAAAAACCAAATCATTAAAAACCTAAACCAACAAGGGTTTAACAGGCTGATAGGTGGGGAGTAGCCCCACCCTTTCACAGATGAGGCTACTCAACCCATTTGCCACACAGCGGAGAAGGAGAACACTGTGTAACAAAAAGACACTACAGATCAAACAGAAAGAATGTTACTCGTACCCAAAACACGCATCGAACGAACCATGCCAACAGGAACACACAAAACACAATCCAACTGTTCCTGCGAATTACTTGACTGGCAGATCACAACATGATCCTTTTTCGCTGACGCAAGTAACTGCCCAACAGAAACAACCACGCAAGGGTCATCATCAATATCGTCTAACTCAATCCACGAAGTTGTATCAGCGTGCGCATCATGCCAAATGATTTCAACATAGGTTGCTTCCATCACCATCCCTCTTTCTTCCGATCCATACAAAACACTGGTGCTTGAATCGTGATGTTTCTTTCAGGTGTAACAATCGCCAACGCTTGCTGTGGTGGTTCATGCCCGAACCCCATCAACATTGCGTACTCGTCATAACCTTTCAAACTTCCATTCACCACCATAGACGGCGTGGAAATGTATTGATGCCAGTGACCTAGCCACAAAGTTTGGAACGATTTACCTGTGACCATGTATCGTGCGTGCTTCCTTGCTCTCATCCGCATAATTGGTGGATAGATACCGCCGATACCACCGCCACCAGATACTTGATCGCCGTGAGTTATCAGATGCCCGTAATCATAAATCTGTATCAACGCATCAGCAGACTCAGGGATAGTGAATGTGACCCGTTTATCTTTGGTGAAACTGCGCTCAACCATCTTCGCCAGAAGCCAATCAAAGTTAGTTTTCACACGCTGCTTCATACGGGGTTTGCGTGTAGTCCTGCCGTGATTACCAACCACCGAAACAACATGACACTTCTTGAACTCTGTAGCGAGCAGTTCAACAGCAGCCGATACTTGTTCAGCCCAAAACAGTAGTGAACCAATCATGGTGTCCTCATTAGTGAGTGCCAGTTCCTCATGAATATCACCACTGAAAATGTCTCCACCAAGAATCAAAACCACACCGTCATAGTTCACACCTGATAGATAGTGGCGTGCCATCTTGATTACATTCTGTGTCCACTTCTCTAGGCGCATCATGGCTATCTCACGGTTGTATGCGTTTAACCCTTCCATTTCTTCGGGGCTAACCACCTCGTCAAAGTGGGTATCACTCAACATCACCACCAAAGTTGCTGCATGGCTTTTCGGTTTCGCAGGTGCAAGCCACATCGGAGGCTTAACACTCAAACCATCCACCAGATCAACAAACGACAACGCTTTTTCTAACTCATCCAGTTTGGTTTGTAAGCGCACATTCTGGTTAGCGAAACTGTCACGCTGCTTACGCAAACGCAACAACTCACCATTATTTTCCATCTCTAATGCCTCATTGATTTGATCTGTCAATCCCATCAGATACCTTCCCTAGTGCGCCAACGAATGATGGCAGTTCTACTCACTTCAATACTGTTGTTTGCCAATACTTGCGATAACACCGTTGGCGAAATTGTTGGGTTACGCAAAGCGCACACCAAGTCATCTCTGTCCTCACCCTGTAATTGTTGTATCGCCAGATCAACTGTGGAATGTTTCCCACCCAAATTAACGGGCGTTGCCTCTATCTGCTTTAACAGTTTTCCCATAGCCACCTTCTCTGTGTTCGTCAATGTGTTTCTCTAACCGATCATCAACACGATTAACAGTCTTGTGAATCATCTTTAATTGTGCTTGCACAACCTGATGATCTAAACGGTTCTCCACTCGTGCTTCTTTCGCTTCCTTCTTAAATGCTTGCATGAATCCGACAATGATTCCACCAACGGTAGTGATCAATGCAACAGCAACAGCAGCAAGCCCCGTATCCATTTATGCACCAAGCACTACAGGCGAAGGGGGATTAGCCACAAACACCGCTTTAATCTCCTCAGATGACTTCTTGCCATCTACTTCAACATGGAACCAGTCGCCATTAGGTGCGCCGTGAACAGTCTCTTTTTCATACTTCTGCCACGCCATATTTCTGTCGCACTTAGAAGCCCTGCCGTGTGGCGCAGGGAAATAATCAATGATCATTTCAATACCTAAAGCGTCAGCGTGCTTAACCAAATAATCCATTGCTTCAGTCGCATACTTTCTTCCACCTTTCGCAACACCACGCTTACCATCACCCATGTTGCGCCACGAAATATCGCAAGCCCTGCCAGTAGCGTGAACACTCAACGCTTCCTTGCCACGCATATTACGAACACCCCAACTGCCGTTATTCCAAAGTGCTTTCGGATATGCCTTAAAAAGTTCCTTCATCAACGCAGTCAGTTGCGGATGTTCACCAGTTGCCGCACCATCTTTATTCCCTGTGTACGGGCGTTTCATTTTGCTAACGCACGCTTCTTGGCGATCTTTGCTGGTGTAGCACCGAACGCTACATCAATTTCTTCGCTAGTAAGTTTTCCATCAACACTTGCTTTCGCCAATGATTCAACAACTTTGAACACCGATACCGCACCTGCGATAGCAGCCGACTTCCAAACCTCTAACTCTGGTGCGATAACAGCAGCACCAGTAACTACTCCTAATGCGTTCGTAAGAAACAACGCAATGATTCTGCCTGTGATGTCTTGTGCTTTTTTCATTCTGTGTCACCTTTTTTGAGGAATGTTGCCAACGAATGTATCAGAACTGTTATGCAAGTGATAGCCAACGCCTGCCGCAAAGTAGTTCCCGAAAGGGTAAGCAGCACTAAACCAGTACCAGCCCAAACCCAAACATTGTCAGTCAAATATTGTTTCATTATCTACGCCTTGCAGAAGGTGGTGGCATTGCCACGAGTACTGTAGTGCCTGCGATAATCGTGCGTCTAACAGCCACAGAAACATTGGAATCAACAGGCACATACCCTGAGAAACCATCGTTGCCGAAAATGTTGATCTCATCTTCAAAGGCTTCTTTGACTTCTTGTGGTACATCAGGATTGTTTAGGGCTTCCGCAATCGTTTCTGCTGCCGCTTCCGTAAGTTGTGCTTCTTGAATCTCTGCAAACACTTGTGTTGCCTGATCGGAAGATAAGGCTGTTAGCACTTGAACATTTGTGATCAGTTCTGTTGCCTGCTCACTAGACAAATCTGATTCCAACAATGTGTTCACAATCGCTGTTACCTGATCAGGTAACGCCCCATCCAAATCATTTAAGGCTGCATCAAAATCTTCATCCGATAAAGCCTCAGGCAGTTCTGTGCCATCAGGGAAAAGTAAAGTTGTGGGGGTTGTCTCTACAGGTTCGGTAGTTTCCGAAGGCTCAGGAACGCTCTCAGAGGGTTCTGGTGGGATTGTAATCGTGACAAACGGTAGGGTATCGGCTGGAGGATCAGTAGGGTTTGTGACCACTTCAGGCAGCGTGGTATCTACCACAGTTGTTTCAGGCGTAGGCTCAACCCATGTTGTTGCTGTCGTTGTTCCTGTGGTGGGTTGCTGGATTTCCTCTATGGGGGTGGGTGTCGTTGTGGTTGTTGATGTTGTGGATGAAGTTGTTGAAACCGCAGCCAGCGAAGTCTGCACATCGGGAATGGTTGAACTAGATGTTGTGGTGGATGGGATCGTGGTCGTTGTTTCTACTGTTGTTGATACTGCTGTTGTCTCTATAGGCAAAGTTGTTTCCGACACATAAGGTTCGGTTGTGAAAGCCGAATCAGGCACAATCTCCCACTCGTTATCGTCAATCTTCCACGCCAACATCAAACAAGTGCCACCACCGTTCTCGTACATCCAAACTTCTAGCGGAACACTTCCAGCCTGAAGAGTTAAGTTTCCTGACTGCCAAGCCGAGCAACCTTGATCAGTCCATGATCCCCAAGTATTACCGCCAATAGTTGCTTCACCGCCATCATCAGAAGCCAACCAAAACTCAATCGTTTCATGTTCAGGTATCTCAATAAAGCCTGTCATGTGAACCATAAACAAATCTCCCGTACATTCTTCATACGGTTCACCGTCATACGAACGGTTGATGTTGTTCTCTAACTCGCTACCACATTCCTCATATTCGGTAGTGGACTGAACTGGTGGTATCTCGTCAATCGTGTAGTAGGTGGTATCTAATCCTTGTATCGGTTCAGCATGAGTGACACTGCTAAACAACGCAAGTATTGCGACTGGCGCAAATATTAGCCAGCGTGTTTTCATTGTAGAAGCCCACCCATTTCACTAGTTACCAAACCATAAATAGACACAGCATCATTCACCAAGCCCTCATCAACTTCATTCAACAATTCTCTGTTATACACAGTTCTAGAACTAACAAGATAATTCTTTGGATACCTTTCAGAAAGTTCAGAAACAATAGTTTGGTGTTCTACTTCAACACATTTAGTATTTTCACGCAACGCACCAGCACGAACAAAAGGAACAATATCCACGATTGCTTCATCAAAAGGAATGACAAAAACATTGTTTCTGTTATCCAACAATGCCTGCATAAAACTTATATACCATTGGAAAGATTCCGAAACCGTCTGCCTGTTATCCCTCAAATCAAAGTGATTCCAAGAGATAACGCAATCCGAAGGATTCCTAACCATAGTCCAATAAAGACCGCAAGAATAAATTGGTGATATTCGGTGGTCACACCAATAATTCTGTTGATTTGGAAATGATTTCTCTAACGCAACCTGCAAAAAATGATTTCCCGAACGAGGAAACCCACCGTATTTACGAGATCCAATTTTGCGAGTGTTCATCCCAAACCGTGTACTCACTATTATCAGGCTTTGTAACTGGTGCTTCCCACTCAAGTTCAGCGTTCAATAGCCAAGACGGATACGGTTTAGGCGGAATAAAAGCATCATGTTCCTCAGAGTAAGAACATCCTTTATATGCGTATCTTTTTCTGAATGAATTGCTTAAAGATGTTTGCAGATATATCCCATCTTTTTCTAATGTCGCCAAACCAGCAAGAAACGATTGACCTACCTGCTCGCTATCTGGGAAGTCACCGCCACCACAATCTGAATCTGCTACAACAATAATATTCTCAACAATGTTGTTCTTTACATATGCAAAGTTTGCCATAACTATTTCTTCCATCTCACATAAATAATTCCCGAACCACCAGCACCACCAGTTCCACCGCCAGCACCACCACCACCCGAAGCAGTGTTGGCTCCTGCGGCATTACCGTTACCGCTACTTGTTCCTGCGCCACCTACACCAGAACCGCCAGCACCACCAGCACCAGTACCACCACCGCCACCGCCACCAGCCTTGAATAATGCACTCCCACCAATGAAGGCTGAGACATCAAACCCAGCACCGCCAGCACCGCCAGTAGTGCCACTCTTAGTACCACCTACCGCACCTGCGCCACCACCACCACCGCTACCGCCACCAGTACCGCCGCTACCGCCACCGTTGTTACCATAAAAACCGCTAAACATTGCTGTACCACCAGAGGAGTACGAAAGCATTCCACCACGACCAGAACCAAAAATTGAATCACCGTTTGGTGCATAGTTTCCACCAGATTCACCGCCTGGTGCTGGTGCTACACCAGCAATAGAACTTCTATTTCCAGTAGATGTAGGACTGGATTGCGCACCACCAATCGTACATGTAGTTGTTGATGACAAATAAACTGAGCCTTGATACTTCCCACCAGCACCGCCACCAGTACCACCACAAGCAGTTCCATATGGGCTTGCGTTATTGCCACCGCATCCACCGCCACCAAAAATTAGGAAATCAAAAAAACCTGCTCTAGTAACTGTCAAATCGCCAGTTGATGTAAAAGATGTGTATTGGTAATCTATTCCTCCAATAGTTACATCAACAACACCAGTGCCACCAGTAGCAGCACCATAGGTTCCATCTGTGTAGCCAACGATTACTGGGTATGCGGAAATGTATCCAGTATCACGAGTAGTAGGCATTACGCCCCCAACAACAGTTGCGCTTCATCAGCAGTGATATTAAGTTTGGTTAGCAACGCTTCACGAGCAGCCTTCTTAGCGGTATGCGCTTCTGCCTGTGCCTCTGAGCGTTCTTTATCAGATAAGGCTTGAGCCAATTCTTCGCTAGTCAAATCACGCTCAATAGTTTCGCCTGTTGCCGCATTATAGATATGTGCTTTTGCTGTTGTCATAATTGCCTAACTGTTTACTATTCCGTAAACACGAATGGTTCCTGTAAGTGTGCCAGATGTGTATGGCACAAGTGCTATTCCGTCTGCGCTTGTTGTTGCGTTGTAATTGAACGCATAGTTACCTAAACGGAAATCGGAGTTAGTGCAACCAGCGGACTGGGCATGTCCTCTAGTAGCGGTTGCGGCAAATGGGTTAGTAATCCAAAGATTTATTAACTGTGGATTGGTAGAAAGAGTCGTAACCAAATCGCCATACCAAAGGTTTGTGTTTGTTGTTCGGCGAATGAAAATTGTGTCTGAAGTGTTCGCATTTAACTGACCTGCCTGCGAATAATTAGATGCGGTAATAGTAGAACCTGAAGCCCGCAAACGAATAGCCCAAAAATCCTCAACACTCGCCGTAAAACTAGATATCTGCACCAAATAATTTGTGTAAGTCGCACTAAAAACGCTATCAACATTTATAGAAGCCGAAGCAGAACCAGTAGTGCCACCCAAATAAACGAAAGCAGAGTTGATGCCTGTAGGTACTGCCTGTACTACTTGACCGCTTGTATATCCTGCAGGAATACCCATAACTTACGCCGTGATCGCATTAACGAAGCCAGTAAGCAAAATTACATCAGCAGTACCAGCAAAAGCCTTCACCACTTTACTGTTCTGCAAAATCAACCCTGGAATTATTGTTACCAAACCAGCCTCAGGAAGAACAGTGACTTCAATGTTTCCGTCAGCGGCAGTAGCCGTACCCCACTCAATCGTCAATTTGACTGACGATGCAGAAGTGTTTACCGCATAAATCCAAATCTCATCAAAAGTTCCAACCGTTGTTCCAGCAACAGCAGTATGAACCGTCACGGTTGAACCCGTACCTGTACCAGTGACTTTGATTCCTAGACCGTCAGTTGATCCTGACAGTTTTTGTTTAGTAAATGTTGCCATCGTTATCTCCTAAGAAAATACTTGCACTTGTAAAATGTCTGCGCCACCACCGATAGCAACCCAAGCACTACCGTTATACACCTGAACACTCGCAACATCAATCAGGTAACTCATCATGCCTGAAGCCAAAACAGGTTCGCCAGCACCACCGAAAGCGGCTGTACGGGCAGCCTCATTAGCGAACCGCATCACTGCCTGATCCATTAGATAGGTGTTTACTTGTGCGGCTGTGAGTACATCACCGCTTACAAAGAGTTTTGCGCCTGCGCCTGCCATAGTGCCTCCGAGTGTACTCTACTGTAAAGCGTTCGTGCTATCCATGACACCGAAAGTCGGGTCATTCAAAATGAATGGGTACACCAAATCTGCTACAGCCAAACCGATCTCAATCCTGTGATCTGACGGACTGATTGAGTGCTTTATGGATTCAACACTGTAAGCCTTAGTGACGGAAGCAGGGCTGCCAGTTGGGTAGGTTCTGGTGATGTCAATAACATCAGCGATCTCCAAATTGTTTACATCTGTTTGCTGACCGCTATCTAAAGAGTTGTAGATGGTTTGCAGTTTGTCAAAACGGTATTGAGGAACTTTGTAGCGTTCCAACAAATCTGCTGCCAAAGTAGCAGCAGCAGTATTATCCGACAACAACAAACCTGACAGATTCAAAGTAGAAATACCGTATTCGGTTTGTGAAGCAGCATCGTTCGCAGTTTGATCTGTTCCACCTTCAACAGATGCAACTACCTTGTTGTATAGGAACTCTTGACCATACAAAACTTGCAGCCCCGTGTAGGGCAGGTTGATTCCTGCCTGATCGCTGAAGGTTGCTGAGATGGAAGCGAACGAAGCGGAAACACGATCCGTGAAAGTGATATCACCGTTAGCGGCAACAAAGAAATATCCTTGTTCAGCGATAGCCACATTCTGCAGATAGGAAAGAACATTCGTGTTGGCAGCAATATCAAAGGTTGCGCCACCACCCAAAGTTGCTGTACCAGCATCAATGTTACGGGTCGCAGGATACGCCACTTCAGGTAGATCAAGAATCGTTGTTAGCCGTGTTCCAGACAACTCTGCTGACGGTGTAATTGCGTTACCAATATATGTGTTAGCCAACAGCACGAAATCATCTGAAGCAGTAATGGTCACTGTTGAATTGTCTATTGTGGCGTTCGGTCTTGTTGGCTCATACGAAACATCAATATCTGTAATACGCCCCGTAAACAGAGCAACACCGTTTGAATAGATCGTTACTTTGCGGCGTGGTGTAACACCAGATTGGTTTGTTACAGGATTCCAATACGGTGAATCTTCATTGATTGGGTCAAAGCGGCGATCATTGTTTATTAAAGTGATGCTTGCTGTTCCAGCGTTGAAGGTTTGTAACTGATCTGATCTACCTCTGTTGATAGTTATTTGTTGAACATAAGGTGCAACATCATCACCCAATAAAGTTCCGTCAAGTCTGCCTTCACCGTCAAGAACACCAAGCGTTGCATCGTTCAGCGTAAAGTAATTGACTGGAAAACCAAGTTCCATGAACACTTGGATTTCTTCACCCCATGCCATTGTTGTAGCCATTACGCCACCTTCAACGGTAAAGCACCATTCCTGCGGTTGTAGCGTTGCAGAACATTCACAATCTCATCACCAACAGCAGCCGCATCCGTACCAATACCAGCGTTGATAACAATGTTGATTGTTTGACCACCGAACTCACCTAAACGGTCAAGAGGAATTATTGCTTCACTTCCAGCCTCACCAACCATTCCCATCATCGGACTTGTTACGATGCCACCGTTTGCGAACGCTGTGAATCCACTTGGAAAAATATTTGAGAAATCAATAGCAGCAAAGTTTGCTTCTACTTGTGCTTGTGTTAAACCGAAAGCGTTAGTGCCACCTGCATAGTTATAGGAAAACTGATCTTCAAAGCCGCCAGCAGCACCACCACCGATAATGACGGGCGCATTTGCAGCCGCTTCAGCAGCCGCAGCCGCCGAAGGCTTCACACCAGTCTTGGCAGCAGTCGCCTCTTCCTGCGCTTTCGTAAGTGCATCCAACGCATCCTTCTGACGCTCATACGCAGCAGTCTGCTGATCTGTAGCATCAACCGCAGCCTCCTGCGCATCCTTCAACGCTTTAGCAGCCTCCAAATAGGTGTCACTAGATTCCGATGCACCACTAATCGCTTCCTGCAATAAGAGTTGTGCGGTAGCAAGTTCATTCGTGGCATCTGTTTGCGAATCGGTCGCATCAGCAACAGACAACTTCGCTTCAGCCAAACTAATCTCTGCCTCACGAATCGCTTGTGCAGATGATTCAGGATCGGCACGCAACTTCGCCAACTCTGCTTCAGCATTAGAAACAGCGAACACTGCGCCTTCAACATCATAATTGGAACGCTCAACACCACGCTGCGCTTTATCCAATTCCTTCTGACGATCCTTAGCCTGCTTACTTCCAGAACCATAACCTTTCAAGACCTGATTCATGTATGCCTGTGCGTCAGCAAGTTTTGTTTTTGCTTCCAACAAATCGGTATCGGCTTTCAATACACCTTTTTGTGAATCACGATATGAACGCTGTGCTTGTGTCAAACCCTTCAACTTGTCAATATATTTCTGTAGTTTCTCGCCAGCAGTTTCTACCGCTTTCGCAGCACCACCAGTACCACTGCCATCACCTTCACCTCCTGCTTCAGTTCCAACCTTTTTCAATGCTGCAGCAATCTTGTTCAATCCGCCTTCTTTGGCTGCCATGCCACCAGCAACTTCAGCAACAGAACCGATTTGTTTGCGTGCACCCTCCGCAGCGGAACCAATACGCCCAAACTCAACTTCACCAATCTTGCCGATTTCTTCCAAACCTGCACCAAAGAAGTTCGCACCCTTAATAAGCAGATTGATTCCAGTAATGATTGCGTTGATAATTTTGATCCAAACATTCAACCAGTTTTCAATAGTGGCGATAATGGAATTGATTACCGCATTAACAACCTTGCGGAAGCCCTCAAACTTTATGTATGCAGCAACAACAGCAACACCCAAAGTAATCAAGATCGCTACAACTCTGCCGATTGGATTGTTTAGCAACGCCACATTAAACAAGTTTTGTGAAATAGCAGCGGCGATAGCAACAGCACGAAACGCAATAAACGCAGAAGTCAAAGCGAGCAAAACATTGCCGAAAGTACCCATATTCGTTGTGACATTCAAGAAGCCTGTAGCGAGAAACTTTAGACCGCCAGCAACACCACCCTCACCGAACGCTTCCTCAACTTTTGTGGCATACGGAACAACCGTGTTCACCATGAAGTTTGCCAATTTTTCAAACAATGGCAGCAACAAAGTACCGATCACATCTCGCACATGACCGAACGCCATAGCGATCTTGAAAGTATCTGTCACGGTAGCGGCAGCAGTACCACCAACTTGAACCTCAATCGCCTTCAACAAAGTATCTTGCGCTTCAAGCATTTTGCCTGACTCAACAAGAGCCTTAATCTTTTCTTTCTCCTGCGCTGTGAAAGTAACACCAGAACGGGCAAGTGCAGTAAGACCCTTGACAGGATCATTTAATGCTTTACCAAGTTGTGTGGCGTTCTGTGATGCTTCACCGAAACCTGCCGCAGCCAAATCAATCGCCGCCGTAGTCGCACGATCAAATGCGCCACCAACCTCATCAGCAGTAACAGCCAACTCTTTGAAGGTGAGCAGTTTCGCTTGCGTCAGTTTGATTGTTTCAGCAGTAACACCTAACTCATATTCTTGTGCGTCAGCCAACTTGATTAAACGGGCAGTAACAAATTGTGCTTGCGTACCAAACAAACCCATAGATTTAGCAACAGCAACAAGACGATCATCCGCTTGCTTCGCTAACTCTGCACCCTTAACCATGTATAACGCTGCGCCACCCAAACCTGCCGCCAGCAAACCACCATACTTAGCGATATTTTTTGCGCCGTTAGTGAACGCTTTATCAACGGTACGCAAACCGAAAGTTGCTTTATTTCCTGCGCCTTCTAACTTTTGGAAATCGTTTAACGCTTTACGAATACCTTTAGAATCAAAACTGGAAACTATGTTTACGCCAACAGCCATAAGTTACTTTCCTGTTCCAGCGTTGATCGCTTGTGTGGTGTAAGAATCAACAGTTTTGATGATGGCAACAATATCTTGTTCAATCATTCCCTGATTACCTTTTACCGTACCAAACATTATACGAGAACGAGTCTGCCCACGCTTGCTCTTAGATTTAGATTTGCTATCAAGGTTGTCAATGAAAGTTGATTCAGCAGATTCCCTGTTGCCTATACCAGCGGAATCATATACTTGACCGCCAGCATCATTTTGTTGAATACGCAAAATAGGGCTGCTACCTCTACGGGATACACCAGTGCCAGCAATCGCTTTCACTCCTGCTTGCGCTTTACCAACCATGTATGGCGGCATCCTTGCTGCGCCTCTACGATCCCCTGTGCTGTGCCAGTTGCTCAAAGGCTTCACAGGGAAACGGCTCCCAACCAGTTTTGCTAACGGCGTAGATTTATCTACCAAGTCCTTGCGCAAAGTTTTATATAGATCAGACTCATAGTTCTTTAGGTAGCGGATCGTTTCATTGAGTCCGTAAAAGTTGAGTTGTACGCCATCCATAAACGCTTATGCTACTACCGTCTGCGTTTGCTGTTTTCGTTACGCTTCTTAATCACATCAAACATGGTTTGCAGCATTTCCTCAGATTCTTGAACCAGCAACGAAGGTGCAATGCCTGTTTCTATAGCAAGGAACGCTATAGCCCAATGCGCCGACTCAGAATCTAACTTTCTTTTGGGCTTGCGCCTGCCTCTACTTCATCCTCACGGATTTCAACATTCGTAACAGTGTTAATCCAATCAGGATCAAACTTCAAACTAGTTTTGCGTGTACGGCTTTCACTGTGCCACGCCAGCCACGCCAAATCTGTTAAACGAAGTTCTGTCTCAAAGCGTGCAACGCTGCGTGACCATGTTCGCTCAAACGCAACAAAGTCAGCGAACACTGCATCAGCAGGCGTTTTCGTACCGTCATTGAACTCAACTTGTAAAGCAATTTTCATTGCGATCTCCTTCTAACTGTAAAGATATTTATGCGGTTGTTTTAACGAGTGTGCCGCCAGCAAAACTCAACGATGTCATTGCCATTTCACCAACGGCTGCTGCCACAGGTGTATGACTAGCAAGATAAGTTCCACTTACTGTATAGAGTGGATTCGTTGCGCTGGTTGCGGCAGCACTTGGGCGAACCGTAACCGTAGTCTGTTGTCCGACTAATGGAAAAATTGTTGCTTCGGTTTCTGTTGCTGCGAAATCTTGTAGGAACTCAACTTCAATAGCAATGTTTTGCAGACCGCCTACGAAAGACCTGTTGCCTCCAAAAACTGTTGATTCAACTGCCTCAATTTCGTAGGTGAGCGTGACCGAGTTTGCTCTATCGGAAAGCACCACACCATTGACGGTGATATCAGCATTTGTGAGAACGATTGCAGCCATGATTATTTGTCCGTTTCTTCCATGATTTCTTTTTTGAGAACTTTTGTATTGATCTCGGCAAGATGACCTGCTTCAATCGCTGCTTCAATGTTACACCCATCAAGTGCATCGCTGTCTAGTGTCTTGCCGATTTCACCTAAAGCAAATCTGTTGCTCATAACTTTATATGTGGTCATAGTTTTCCTTTATGCGTGAACTGTAACAGAAACCTGTATTTGTAGAAACTCTGCTTCAGCAGAACTGAGGCTTGAAATGTCTGCACCTGATGGTACTACCAAAGTCTGCGCCACGCCACCAAGAGTCGTATCACCTTCCAAAGCGGCACGAATACTTTTCGTTCCAGAGTAGGAAAGGAAATCATCCAACAATGCGTGTGCTGTACGGTCAAGATATCTGCCGACAACCACGCTGATAGTCCAGTTCATTGTTACATCGCCGCCACCAAAAGCACGATGATATTGAATGGAGTTCAACACAGGGAAAGCGATAGGTGGGTTCAGTTGCTCTGGTTGATATGTGTAGGTGCGTAGCCCTGTGATCGTTCCTAAGCGTGCTGCAAGCCCTGTAGCGACTTGTGAAACGGTTGCTGGCATCAGGCGATACCAAACATTTTGTATGGTGAAAGCAGATCACGAACATCAGGGTCAATAGCCCGAACCGTGATTGCCATATCAGCGAAACCAACAACACCAAGAGCAGCATTAAGACGGGCAAACTGGCGCATAGCGAGCAGCACACAGGCTTGGTTTACATCATCAGGGATGGCGTTCCAACCCCATATTGCTGTTACCTGCACTGTAGGAAAAGATGGTGTTACGAATAGTGGGAATGTTGCGCCGCCAACCATGCGAGCGTTCAGATATGGGCGTGACTGCAAGACCGCATCTGTAGGTTCAAGAATATAATCCACGCCTTGTGTGAGTGTGGTTGCGTATGTTCCATCAGCAGTTGAATCAATTTTAATTGTTATTGAAGTAGAAGAAATATCAGCAGGAAAGAACAGCAAATATTCGTTATATGGGTACATCGTGATCGCTGTTTGATTCGTCTTGTAAAAGAATCTGCCTGTATATCCGTCAATGCGGCGTGAAGCAGACTCAATGGCGTTCTCCAACAAAGTGTCATCCACACTATCTGTCAGCCGTAGCGCAGCCTTCACTTCTGCCAGCGTGCAATATCCGTTCGTGATAGCCACAGTTATCCCTTACGCTTTTTCGCTGCCTTCACAACAGCACGCTCAACAACTGGCTCAAACGCTGCTGTCTCAATTTCTGGTTCAGTCATATATTTGTGATCAAAACCAACTTCACGCAACGCAGCATCCACCGCTTTCACACGATCTTTCAACCCTCTGCGTTCGTAACCTGCACGCTCAACCAGTAGTGATTCAACATAGTTTTTCATTAGCACTCCGAAAATAGAAAAGGGTTGGTGACACCCCGAAGGATACCACCAACCCTTTCACAAGTTGATTAACAAACAACCTTAGAAGGTTGGTGTTACCAATCCAGTTCCGCCGATGAGGGAGAAAGCATTTGGGTAACGGTTTGCGGTGAACGCACTGTAACCATAAACGATCATGGTCACATCAAGTTCAGAAGCCTTTGGTTGCTCAAAGCGCAACATCATTGGCTCACCAGAACCCTGTTCAAACAAGTGTGCTTCCTGAGTGTTGCCCAAGATGATCACATCTTCGTTTGCACCAGCACCGTTTGTCGTAATGACATTGGCATCCGTGATAACTGGCAGACCCATAATGGTGTAACCACTGTTGCCGTACACAGGTGCGCCATTGCCTGAAGCAATCGCAGGCTGACCGTTGAAGTTAGGCACTGGCACAGCCAATGGTCGCTTCTGATCATCAAGTGCAGCCAAGATAAATGCCAAACGGCGTGGGTGCATCAAGATAAAGTTCGGTCCAGCGAAGAAGTTGGTTTGAATACGCTGAATAGCGTCAGCCAACTTTGGATACAACTCTGCAACGGTTGGTGATGCATCGGTGTAGGTCACAACTTGTGTGATTGTGTTCGTCAGCGAAGTTGCTGAGGTAGTAACAAACAACGAATCCAAGTTTGTGTGGTAAGCAGCAACAAGATCAGCCATTACTAGCGAATCAATGTTCGTGCCACGCTCAATCGCTTGGCGTGAAACATTCTGCTGACCAGCAACCGTGACAACCGAAACATCCAGTTTCGTATCATCCATGTTGGTTTCCGAAACTGCTGCACCTTCAGTTTGAACTGCGGTGCTTGAACCAGTCGTTACTTTGCTGATGCTGATAACCAAACCAGAATCAGGAAGTTGATGCTTGCGAGCCACTTCCAAGAATGGGCGACCTGCACGAGCGAACGGTGCAGCCAATTCTGTGAGGAACTGTGGAACAACCAAACCAGCAAAGTTTGCGCTGGTTACATCACGGCGTTCGATCTTTTCTTCGTTCATGTGGCGTGCTAGACGCTCTTTGGCTGCGAAGTCGTTGTTGAACTGTGCGGAGTATGCGTCAGCGATAAACGAAGTTTCAGCCTTCGGGCTGTAAGTGCGTGCTTCTGACTTAACTACTGCTGGTGCAACTGCGGCATCAAACTTTTTTTCTTTGCGAAGTTCTGCTGCTTCAGCCGAACGCTTTTCAAGTTCGCTGTGGGTAGCAATCTGCTCATCCAATGAACGCACTTCTTCAAGTGCTGAAACAATTTCGGCATCTTGTTCTGGTGACAGTTCACGGGCTTCTGCTTGTGCTGCTTCAACAATGGCGTCAGCCTTTGCGAGCGCAGCATCACGCTTTTCAATTAGGTTCTTGGAAAATGACATTATGACCTCCTGTGGTCAATAGTTGTTTATGTTTCTTTCTCAGTGTCAGGAGATCAGTGACCCGTTCTAGGGTCGGCTGTCTAACGGCTGCGAAGTTTCTGCAAAGCAACCTGATTTTTTCTCAGGCTCAAAGTAGAAACTGATGCAACAGTAACAGGAATATTTTGGCTGCGCAACTCTGCCATCGTTTCCTCATAGGCAGGGAAAGTAACAACGCTCACATCAAACAACTGAACTTCACGCAACTCACGAACTGATCTATCAGCGTTGAAAGAATCTTTGATTGTGCGGAAGGCGAAACTCATTTGTGATATGTCGCCACGCTTCATGGCGGAAAGGATACGAGCCGAATCAGGGTTCATCGGATCAAGGTCAGCCTCTACCCGTAGTCCACGCTCATCTTCTTCTAAAGCCAATGTGCCACTCTTGGAACGGGCAAGTGGTACGCCTTCATGGTTGATAAGTAGGCGAACATCTGCGCCATCGTTCAAAGTTTTGCTGAACGCACCACGCTTCACATATTCAATGAATGGCATTGGTTCTGATGGAGAATCAAACAACGCTGCATAACCAACTAAAGTGTTTCCGTTGCCTTCAGCACGAACTTCAAGATTGCTGTACGCAATCGTGCGCTTCTCGTCTAATGGTTTTGCTACCCAGTTGCATAGTTCGCTCATAGTGACTCCACTGTATATGGTTTTATTTGTCTTTGTTATCGGAAGAATACTTTGATGTTCAGACTTTAGTAGATCGTTGTTCATCTTCGTCTAGTTGCGCCACAATTCTTTCTGCGTATGCTTGCGCCCGACTTGCAGATGATTTACTTGAGCCGCCACCCCACAGCAACATTGCTACCAGTCCTGCGGTGATTTCGTCACCTTGAACAGCGTCAAGATCAACAATATGGCGTGCAATCCACGGAGATATTTTGCGCCACTTGTTTTCACTTAAGGCTTCACCGTTAGCCATACGGCGAGCATCGGCAACAGTCGCAGGAACAAGTCCATCACCTGATTCACCTTGAGCGTGTAACGCTAAGCCCCGTTTGGCTGAAGCACGCATGAATGCTGGCGCAGACAAATTAACTGCCCGATACTCCGCATCCTCAATCATTTCCTCTGGTTCATCTTCCATTTCTTCATCAGATTCATAGGATGCTTTCGCTTGCATCAAAATCATGATTGCCGAATCAATGAAAGCAACCAGTTCATCATTCCGTTTGTCCATCTTGCGCTGACCTACTTCTCCTGCTGGTTCCATGCCTTCAGCCAAAGATTGTGCCACCATGCGATCAATGGCATCTTGCTTGGTATCGTAGCAGGCAAGTGTTGTTGCTGATCCGTCTGCTTCTATCTTTACTGCAGCCCAATTAGCGCAATCGGATTGGTTTGCTGATATTCCGTAAGGCATAAATCAATCCACATCTGGTGTTAGCAAACGAATATTCGTTGTGCCTGTGTTGGTAATGCCGTAAAGAGTTTCACCAAATGGAACTTGAATCGTTATCGTTTGGTTATTTGGCAGATGCAAACCACTTGTTGTCGTAACTGCACTATCACCAAGATATGTGCTTCCACTTGTTGAGTGCAAATAGCAGGTACGAGGCAAGTTATCTGCTGCAACAATTAATGTTGGTGAAGTAGTTACTGTGACCGCTACGGATTTCATAGTTACCTCATTGGCGGTTTCGGATCAGTTCCCAATGTTGGTAACTCTCCACCTTCAATACCTGCGACAGCAGTTCCAGCGATACCCAACACAAACTGATCTCCGCCTTCATACGGCTCATAGTTTTCTATGGCTCTTGCCTCGTTCGGTGTCATTGTGCCTGACATGATTTGGATTTGTTGCGCCTTGACACGGGTCGTGAGATCGGCACGCAAGAACTCATCAGCGTTAAACTTCACTTCTGTTCCTGCTGGCAACACACTTGAAATGGCTTCTTCAAGTCTGCGAACCCAACCAAGCAGCGTGTATTTGTAGAACGCCGAACCTAATGCTTCAAGGTTCTGGTATGTCTGCGAATCGCCGCCAGTGCCAATGATCAGGTGCAAAGGGATGCGATAAACACGGGCAATATCACGGATGATTGATTCTTTGTGTTCCAACATTTGCATATCGGCAGCACTTGTAGTGATTGAACGCCACTTTAATCCGCCTTGAAGTACCGCAGGTTTGCGGTGTTTGTAGTGGGATTCTTCCCAGTTGTCACGGATTTGTTTCGCTTGTTCAGGGGTTATTGACTGATCTGTTTCTAATACGCTGGATGGTGTTGCTCCTTCACCATAGAACTGTGAAAGGAAACGATCCATCGCAAGTCCCATGCCGATTGTGTTGCGCAAAGTTTCTATGGGTGATAAACCGATTTTTTGGTTTGGCAGAATCATCCAGTGGATAGCAATAATGTCATCTGACGAAAACTGTTCTTTGCCAACCTCATAAAAGGTTTGACCCATATCAGAATATTGAATGTTCTTTATTGATTTGGGGTGAATATTGCGCATTTCAACAGGGAGACCATTTGATCCTCTTGGGGCGTAAATGTATGCGTTGCCATGAACTGTAAGAGTGAGCATGGTTTGGTGAATGAACTCAAACATTGTTTGTCTGTCGTTTGGTTTCTGCAAGACGGATGGAGTTGGCAGGTTTTCAATTCTTCCTCCACGCTTTCTAATCAACTCAAGTGGCATTGATGCAACAGAATCAGAAAGAATACTGACCGAAGCCATCACTGCGCTATGAGCAAACGCTGTAAGTTCAGTAACAACTTCACCTGACCAGTTGTTGTAGAACGGGCGTGCAGTTATCTGATACGGGTCAATGCTTGTAGGCAAAGCACGCTGCTCAGTCCGTTTCCATAAACTCATGCCGCTAAGCCTCCACCAATAATCATAAGAACGCCTGCAACAATAACACCAGCAGCAACATTAAATGAGCCGACACCGACAGCGATGCAGATGCCGCCAACAATTTCTATCATAGTTGTAATCAAATCTTTTTTGCTCATGACCAAATATCCAATACTGTTGCTTCTGTGGGTGTGGTTGGTTTAGTTGTGCAACGGTCTAACGCTATAACCATAGCAATACAGGCGTCTATCTTGCGTTTTGATTTGCCTTTCGATAAACGCCATCCTGTATCGGTCATGCGTTGCGCAGCCGATAACACTTGGTCGGTGAAAGTTGGTGAACCATCGTGGGCGATCTTGCGGTTCACAATCATTTCGTAGGCGTTACCACAGGCAGGAATCATGCGTGCGCCCGACTGCGGGAACTCCACCATTGGTAGCCCGTCATCAGATAAGGCTTCTGCGCTGCGCTGGAAATAGGCAGGGTCATAAGCAAACTCCCGAACCTCATATTCTGAATGTACTTGCCGCAAATAGTGTTCAACATCAGCCACATCAACACCTTCTAACTCTGGTTGCCAAATCTTCGCACGCAATACAACCCGACCTTCCTGCGGCTGCGCAATACAAACTGCGATGGTGTCATGTCGTAACGCCATATCAATCCCAACCCAAACAGGCAACTCACGATCTAGAGGCGCATCTGATACGCATTGTTCCCACGCACCAACAGGAAGCCACGATTCCTGTGAACGCACCCACTGATTGAGCCGCCATCTCCGCATACCCATCTCAGAAGTTTGTTTCACAGCCACCGCTAAATCCTCTGGATCAAGTAACCCTTCAGCCAAGTTCGGATTAGATACCTGCCACGCCTTGCGGTCATCAACTTTACAATCCTCTGGTGCTTCCCACCACCAAAAACCAAACTGGTCATCATCAACTTCACCTGAAGCAACTTGTTTCCCGTACTGATACAACTTGCCTGCCAAAGAATCCAAGTCGTAGCCAGCAGTGGTGATGCTTACTGTTAGCGGTTCAATTCGTGCACCCGAACCCAATGTCATCTGATCGTAAAGATCGCTGTTGTTCTGCCCCCATAATTCGTCAAACAAAACTAGTGAAGGGTTTAATCCTGCTTGCCCTTTAAAATCTGATGACAGTACACGGAACACCGAACCGAAACGGGGCATTTCAATAGCATCACGATAAACCTTCGATTCAGCAGCCAACAACGGACTATTCACAATCTGTTGTTTTGCTTCATTAAAAATAATTCGTGCCTGCTGCCTGTCGTTCGCTACCGCATACACTTCTGAACCTGATTCACCTGCGATCATGCCGTACACGCCTACAGCAGACATCATCAAAGACTTTCCCTGCTTGCGTGGCAAACCGATAAGCGCACGCCGATAACGCAACCTGCCTGTGAGATCATTGCGCTCATACAACGAACGCAGCAGCCATTTCTGCCAGTTGGTAAACATCAAAGGTTCTCCAGAACGGAAACCCTTTAGAACATTGAAATAGTTTTCAGCAAACTCAATGATTTCATCACCGTCAGTTGCCTTGTTTTTCCTTGCCGTATAAAACGCAGGTTTCCATTTAGCGTTGGGCAGAACGCTTTTCGGCAATGCGTTTGTGGAGATCGCTGAACTCATGCTTCGTCACTTCCCCTGTTCCTAACATCCCTCGCTCTGATGGGGTGAATCCTATCTGACCCAACAGCGTAATGATTTGGCGATCTACTTCACGCAGCGCACGCCGTTCACGCCACAAAGTTTGATCCTGACCCACCATCAGCCGCAGCCGTGTTCGCTCATCTGTTACTTCACAAAGCATCAAAACCAGTTCGGTATCCATGTTTTGTTTCAACCAGCCAGCGCCAGATTGCCAAACTTGATTCCATAAACGCAGCCCATGAGAACCCAACGGGCGATGAGGTTCAGGGATATGGCTGGAAGGTAAACCAATCACATCAGCAGATTTTTGGACAACAGGCAGTTTTCTGCCTGAAGGATTGCCAATGCGCTGTTTGCGTTCAACTGGCTTTCTGTTGTGACCGCCGCTGCCTTTACCGCCCATGTTGTAATCCTTGTGTTTTCATCAGATAGATAGTGTTACATATACGAATGGGGTCTGCCTCCCCGATCAGTAGGAAGCAGACCCCACAGGGGGAATGTTATTGCCTAGATGTTTCCTGATTGTTCCTTTATGGCAAACCGTTCATTGTGAACTTGGGTGATCAACTTGTTAGAAAGTTTTGCGTTGTGACCGCCAATCCAGCCACAGGTGCAGGAGATATTCGTTTCCCAAGAAGAATGCTTATAAGGCTGCGTTGTGTATGCGCCAATGTTTTCCGTAAGTGTTTTTGTGATGGTGTGACCCTCACAGATTTCCCATGTTGAAACTTTTGTTTCCTTGCTCATGCCTGCACCTGCTCTTTGTGATCCTTCCGCAAATATCCAACCTCACGCCAGACTTCACGCATAGTTGAAACACGCCAGTCATCGAAACCAACAGATGTTCCCCAACCACAACTGCACGCACACTCAACCGTGTTTGGTTTGCTAGGTGACTTCTTCGTTTTAGTTTGGTGAGCGTTCATCGCTTTTCTCCGTAGCAATAATACTGGCAAGCATCGCACCAGTCGGTGTAACCCTCGCCAATTTTCTGTTCGTGAATATGACCAGCCAACCGCTGCTTATTTGTATCTTGTATTACGCCTGCAGCAGTCCATTCACCATCAATAAAGTGTTCAC